CCTGCGCTGTCAACTTTAACAAGGCCGCGACCTTTTAATTGATCCCAAGGCACATGACTAACACCGCCGCGATCATTTCTACGCATCACCTCGATGCAATGTTTACCGGGAATGCGTTGAATATATAGACCAGTGACCATGTCCTTGTCGTGTGCTAACAATTTCTTAAGAGTATCTTTTGGAAATGCGATATCAGCATCTACAGCAAATAGATAATCGTATGGACCTTTAACTACCCAATCTGCAATCAAATTACGAACTTGTTCTACCTGATATCCATAGAAGTATTGGAATGTTGTTTCGTATCCGTCTGGAATTTCTAGGTCATAGATACTCTTAAAAGTTTCAGCTTCGATATTATTCTTGTTAGGAATAGCGATTAATATTTTCTTTTTAGGTGCTTGAACAGGCGGAACCTGCATAGTAGTCAATTCAATTTTACTTGTTGCTACCTTTTTTCTATCTGGTATTTGTACAATAGGTTTCATATTTTTTGATAAAATTTTACTTGCAGTTTGATTCTGCTCTTGGCCGTTTACCTTGTAATCGTTTAAAGGATTAGCATCGTTGTAATTATAAACTATATCTGGGTTTACAAAAATTCTTGACGGATCACAGCGTTCTAATGGATTAAAGAAAGTAGAGTTGTCTCCCCCTGCTTTAAACCAATTTCCGTTTTCGTCCTGGAAATCACTTTCAGGTATATCGTTAATCAGACTTGCTTTATATGTCCTTAGATGGGTATAAGGCATGTTCCAGTTAAATTTATAATTTCTAAAATCTCCGGATTCAATTACTTCTGGAGGATATGGTTGGCTAATCAACGGTATGTTATCGACCATACTCCAGCTAGATCCGTAGACGAAGTCTGCATCTTCATGCAATTCATTGTAATAGGTAAAGATATCATTCCTGTTAGATAAACTATCATCGCCGTCTAACAGCATAATAATTTCATCACCAGTTAAACTTAGACTTTTTATCGTCCTTATTTGATTTCCAACAGCACTACCTGTTCTTTGGTTATTTCTTGTTAGCTTGAATTCTCCTCTTAGATAATCAGGTAATGCATTGATAGCAGATTCGGCAACTCTGTACGAATTGTCAACTGATGCATCATCAATAATATACATCTCGTAGTTGTCATAATCCTGTGCGGCCACGCTTTCAATACATCTAGCAATGTAGCTTTCAGCGTTCCACATAGGACTAATTAAAACAATCTTCTTCTCTTTGTTAATCTTAGGACAAGCCCATTGTTCTAAACCAGTGGTCCTTCTATTGAATATCTTATTATACTTAGAGGCATAATAGTTACTCAATTGATATTCTCCGCGCTGAATATACAGCCCTAACTTAGATAAAATATGATGTTTCCACTGTAAGGCCGTTACATCCCACCCAACTAGATCCTTAATATCGTTTAGGGCCATCTGACGATTGAATAAGTCAGGTGGATTACGATAAGCATCCACTACCATCTTAACAAAATCGTCTGCTTGTTTTGCCGCATCGATGTTAGGATACAATCCGTTAGGTACAATAGCGTAGTCAATCATCCAGCTGTTTTCTGTAGCAGTTTCTTCTAATGCACCAAATCTACAGGTAATTAGCGGAGTCTTTGCATATAAACTTTCTAATGTACTAATACCGTAGGTTTCTGGCAATTCTGCAGGGTAGATAAAGTAAGTAGAATCTCTACAAATTTCTGCGACTCGTTGTTGGCTAACAACTCCAGTGAATTCTATACTAGGATCATTTATTGCATCGCCGACGAGATTTCTAAATTCTCTTTCTGGATCGTCGCCTGCAAAGGCATTACCTAGCTTATAAAAACCGCCGATGACCTTTAGTTTTGCATTAGGAATCTGCTGTCTGACTCTTGGCCATATTGTGTGTAACAGGCTCTTGAGCCCTTTACTCATATTTGCATTAAAGAAGAACTGATTAGGATCTTTCTTCGATACATCTACATCATCAAAATATTTTCTGATACCGTTTCTAGTGATCCACATGTGTCTGCGTAGGACTTCATAGTTACGCATACGCCCGTGGTTGCAATTCATTACATACATAGTATGGAAATCACTTAAACACCATATCTCATTTACAGCACCCGAAGTAATTAGGTCTTCAATAACATCGTCACCCCAGCTGAATGTATCGTGCATCCAGAATACTTTAAACTTTGCCTTTTCTCTCAGGCGCTTGAACATTTCGTACGGGAACTGTCTTGCGGTACTGATTCTTAGTCCATAATAAGGTTCTGTAACAAATGGCATGACAGTTCTAGAACTAATAACAACATCAAAGTCGCAGGGGTCGTGCTCTATGTCTGTAATAGGTCTATAGACAACACCGTTGTATGTACCAGGCTGACTATCATCTTCGTTACAACCATTAAAGACTGTTACACTAAATCCTAGTTCAACTAATTCTTTGGCAATTAAGATGACAGCACTCTCGCTGCCTCCTAGGCCACGACGATCTAGGGTACTTCCGTCGTAGCTCATTCCAGGGATATCAACGATTGCAACTTTAACTCTGTTCTGCTCTTTATAGATAGGAACAGTTGGTTTAGAAACAATAATCTCTTCAGGATTAGCAATTCTCCTACCAAATACTTTATGTACTCGATAGTTGATCCATTGTACTCTTTCAAATTCTTCCTTAGATAACTCTAGTCCTAGCTTATGAAAGAAATGTTGTTTCCATTGTAGTGCAACTGTGTCCCAGGTACTAACATCTTTAACAGCATTACAAGCATATTGCTTTTGTTGATGTAAGTATGGATTACGAACAACCTGCATGACCAGATCGACAAATTTAAAAACTTGCTGATCTTCGTTGATGTTCGGGAACAGTCCGTTTGGTTGAATAGCATAATCAATAAAATAGCTGGCGCTTTCTGTAGCTGTTTCCTCCATTGCACCGAATCTAGTACCGATTACAGGTGTGTTGTAATTAATGGCTTCAAGTGTAGCAATTCCACTAGTTTCAGGAAACGCACCGGGATAGATCAAATAACTTGCGTTAGCAATAATATCTGCAATCTGTGGTTGTGGAATAATTCCTGTAAATTCTACGCTAGGATCATTTTCATACATCTTTTGTAGACGCATGACAGTTTGACCTGCTTCATTGAGCGGCTCATTTGGAAACTGATAGTAACCACCAATAATTTTTAATTTAGCCTGGGGTAAATTTTGTTTTAGCCTTGGCCAAATCTTTTCTAGTAAAGGAACCATTCCTTTAGTTACACTGGCATTGTAGACAAAAAGATTAGGATCCTTTTTCTTAATGTCAACCCAAGGAATCCATCGATTCATAGCGTTACGAGTCTGGAAGATATGTCTCTTTAAAACTTCAACATTTCTACGAGGACCGTGTGTGCTGTGAGTAGTATAAGCAGTATGCCAGTCGCTGAGCGTAAACAGCTCGTTGATATAACCTTTAACAACTAATTCTTCTAGTATGTGGTCACCCCAACAGAATGTGTCCTGCAACCATAGTATCTTTAATTGACCAGGGCGTTGTAGCTGTCTGAATACAGTTACATCGTGATCCCTAGGAGGTGGTTGTCGAACTTGATCGTATAGGTGAGGAGGTGTAAATGGAACAACAGTGCGCTGACTAATGACAATATCAAAGTTGAACTCTCTTTCAGCCAATCGGCGTATTTCACAATATTCTACACCGTCATAAACACCTTCACTGGCGCCTTCTTTGTTATTATCATTAAAAACTGTAACAGAAAATCCTAGTTCTGATAATTCTCTTGCTACGCTTATAATGCTACTTTCACTGCCGCCAATACCCTTTTTCCATAGTGTTGTGCCATCGTAGGGTAAACCGATAACATCAATGATTGCAATTTTGGTCTGTTTCATATGAATGTACTTATCTACGCATATAATAACAGAAATAAAAAAAGGACTCAACCGAGTCCTTTTTATTTTATACCAAAATGTTAATCAGCTTTACCGCATTTAGCTCGTTTAGCATTAGTTAATGCGCCATAATCAACTGGCCATTCTTTACCAGGTGCTAGTTCAACTGCACCCTGCGGTAAAGCATAATTAATGCCCGCGGCCTGTTGAATCTGTGCAATAGGTAAACGGAACTTGGTTAGATCATTGCCTAGGTTAACATAGGGTTTTGTATGTGGGAATGCCCAACCTGCTACCTGCTTGGTATTATTGTTTACCACAATTTTATAAAAACCATGTGGTACTATAACACCGTTACCGATAGTAGGATCACCAGCGCCATATATAGCTCCAACGAATATTGTATAACTTTGGTTCGTTTGTACTGCCCACCCACGAACTGAAGTTTCCAGTAATTTCCAAATCCCACGATTTAGGCTTCCATGCTGTGGATACATGTTGGTCATCAAAAAGCTCTCGTACTCTACCTGTTCGCTCCAACTCAAATCCCCGTCCGGTGCCGCATGACCCTTGTCGTAGCCCGTACCAGCATAATCCGACGGGGTTGGTCCATTTGGGACCGACTTGTCTGCTACAAAAGCATTGGTGCGTGGAAAACATCCAAGTGCATTCTGTGGTAATAGCGTGTAGCTTACATACGCAGGAATTTTTACAGGTGCATCATAGGCAACCAAATAGGCTTCTCTGCAGATAGGCTGTACCTGTCGTTGTGTCTGTGCCCAGCCATACGGGCTGTGTACCTTACAAGCATCTACAGGTAGCGGTGCTCTTTGCTCCCAAGCAAATGCGCTTGAGCAGGCAAATAATAGTGTTAATAGTAGTCGTTTCATTGTTATCCTATGTTCTTATCTATGCCGCGGCTTTTTACGCCTCCGGCTTTTCTTTGTTTAGCTAATTCGTCAATGCCATGACGAATCTGTTCTAGATTTTGTTCTAGTCCCATGAACATACCGCCTTTGGCTAGTTTACAGATTTGTTCCCAGACAACTAGGTCATTGCTGTCAGCCATATGAGCAAGTTGTGTAAGTTGATTACGAGCCTGTTGAATACGACCCTGAAGAGTCATAGGATTAGCTTTTTCATGCCCGTGTATCATTGGATCATTGGGGTTATCTGTGGGCTCTATAGGCGCTTCAAAAAGTTGATGTATTCTCATGGTGTATTTATAGCCCGTTCTGTATTAATAAGATCCCATAATTACAAGTAGCTTTGGTACCGTTACCATCTGCTGTTACCTGTACATCAATGTCTGATTTTTCTGTTACAACCAAGGGAACAGTAAAGTCTGACCGATAGTATCCGTTTACAACCTCAGCGATAAAGGCTGTATAAAATGTCTGTCCATAGGGTCTAACCTGCATGGTCAGTAATGTGCCAATATTACCAGCACCAGTACGGAATGTAGTAGCATCACCGTAGAGTATGTAAGCAGTATATCCTGCAGGTACTGTGTATTGTGATAGTTTAGTCATCCCTATTCCGGCGCCAATATGTGCTACAACTGTACCAACGCCACTGGTTAAACGAAATGTAAGTTCTCCAACATTAGGAGTATCGGCACTAGTAATTCTTGCGTAGTGTATGCGTAGGAAGTTTTTAGTTGTTGCTACTGCTGTTGTTCCGTTAGTGGTTATAGTTTCCGTGATAGAATTGTAATTGCTGTCCAATCCATCTATTAAAATAGTTTGTCCCGTGTCGCTGGCACTAGTTGAAATAATATATAGTTTCTGTGCAGATGTCCAACTTGAGTATGGATATATCCCGCCTTCGACCCAAATGCTTTCTGTCGTTCCGTTACCGCAGTCTGGGTTATATGCAGACCTAACTTCAAAACTTGTTCCAGTTACTTGCCCTCTTGCTACCTGCAAGAACCAGGGAGCGCTTGTTAAAGTGACGCT